ACCGTCAGGCTCTTTCTGCAGTAGATTGATATATCCACAGCGCACGTAATCGTCTACATACTCACTTGGCATTTCAGCAGTATCGCCTTCTTTGTATGGCACGGATTTGCCACCAATATTAGCGTTAAAACTGCGCATTACATAAATTTTTATAGATTCGCTCATAGCTTCACCTCTCTTGAATGGTATTAGTATATCACCATTAGGCTTTATGTGCCCGCAAATGACGTCAAAGCGGCAAACCTGCTTGAATCCGTTCCTCATACAGTCAGCGGCAAATGGCATGTCTGGAGATGGATATCCATCAAGTTCGCTTCGATGCATATCTATCTTTTCCAGCACGCGCCTTTTGATTAGCGTGCAACCGAAGCCTGCGCCCGATACCTCAATCCAGCCTTGCGCCTTTGCCTTCTTTACAATTTCAGGGAATAAGCTCAAGCTCATATCAGGCCACTTGGAATTAACAGTTCTATATGCATTCAGTATCGGCTTGTTTTTACGGAATAGATAAAGCCCATATACCACATCCGCATCCGTTGCCAGCATTTTTACCAGCGCATCTTCAGGAATTATCATATCGTGTTCAATTATGAACAAGTATTCATAATCCCCGCCGATAATGCGCTGCCTTGCATAGCGATACTGGTAAAGCGTGTTCTCGTGGTCTACTCTACGCTCTCCAATAATCGGATTAGGATTATTAGTGCTTATCTCAACCTCAAGCTCAACATTATCTGGAATGCTCAAGCCTTCAATGCTTTTCAGCGTTTCATTATGAATTGCTAATTCCCCACTTGCCAGCTTGTAGGTCGGGCAGAACAATAATACTTTCGCTTTATTACCAGCAGAGGCGCTGGAAGCCACTATCTGCTTATCGTGTCCCTCATGGATCTTTTTCAATTCCCCAGTTGGTTTCACAGCGCCTCCGCCTCGTTAGTTATTCAGGCTAAGATGCAGCATGAGTTGCATACTGGAACGCCTCAGCCTGCAGAACTGCACAGCCAAAGCGATAGGTTGCCAAAATGCCAACCTGCCCATTACCAGCATACAGCTCATTCAAGCGGCGGATTCTCAACCCACGATTGGTCACAAAGCCCATAAAGCTGAAATTGCCAAACAGCAACGATTTAGCAGATGCGCCAACTGCTGGCACATTGCTATTCAATATCACAGGATAGCCTTCCAGCGTTGGACCGTCTACAGTACCGCTCAACCGGGCAACACCGCTTGTGAAGACGAACTGATTACCGGTAATCCCTTTCAGGTAGAACCAAGTAGCAGGATTCCAATTACCCAAACAGCGCCGTGTGATAAGGCGAGCCAGAGCTTACCCATCAATTCAGGAATTTCAGCAGGTGCAATAGCAGTAGCAGCATCGAGCGATAGCCCAGCCGTGCCACCTACAAACGCACCTTGTGGTTGGCTGATGCCAGAACCGCGTAAAATATAAAAGTTTTCAGTTTCGGCTGCAGCCCTACCGATTGCACTGTTCAGGAATGCCTCCAGATTGCTATTTTCGTCTTCCAACAGCTCTTCTGAAATCTTGATCAACTTTTTGAAGTTGTAGATTGGAACGGCAACCTGACCAAATGTCGGCTCGTCTTCAGCATCACTAATCGGCCCTTCTTCTGATATGATATCAAACATTGGAAGGCTTGTATCCTCAGCCGGGAAGTTGTATTTATCCCGATTTGTGGTAACGCGCATCAAACCAAGCCGGCTGATGATTGATTCCTCATCACGCTTAGCGATAATAGAACCATATTCATCATCAGGAACGAGATAACCGCCTTCTGCGGGCGCGCCTTCTTGCAATGCGGCTTTCGCTGCCTTACGGATAGTGGATTCATCACCAGTGCGAACATAGTTCCAGAATGCGCTCTTGTAATCCTTCTCGCCCAAGCCGTCAATAACAGCAGGCGCTTTTACAGTTCTCGCACCACGCTCTACTCCGGGCTCTGATTTCAGCTCTTCTACAATTGACTTGCGGATTTCTTCGGCAATTGCCTTGATATCCACTTTAGGCTCTTCAGCCTTTACCTCTTCTTTGACGATTTTTTCTTTCGTCCATAGTATTTTCCTCCATAGGAATTATTGAAATTGATTTATTATCAGCTTCAACCGATTCCTCGACCGCATCCACCGCTGATTCCTCAGCCTCCGGGATTGCCTCCGCGATTTTCTCAGTCTTCGCTTCGATTACAGCGAAATCGTTCGCTGGTAGTCGCCACTCATTGATATCAAACAGCGCAAGCTCACCTACCGGCCACACGCTGATTAGCCCACCCGCATCTTTTCTGACCAGATGATTTATTGCCCCGCTCGACGCCCGCAGCTCTGTTATATCTGCCTTCATCAGCCGCTGCGCTAATGGCTCTTCACTATCTAAAACAGGCTCAAACCAATGCCCGCGTTCATCAGCTCCAACATATGTGGCTCTGCCGATAAGCGCTGGTATTTTCTGCTTCTTACCAATTGTATCAGGATCGAAGCCGTGATAATAAGTTAAGTTTACTTTATCACCTACTTTCAGCCAAATGTCCGTTTCAGGTGTAAAAGCTTCACCATCCAAATCGCGCCCGTCTATTGGACCCCCAAAAGGAACGCCAAGCACACGCCAGCCCGTTTCAACATAATCGCCGTCAGCCTTCATGCGCTTTTCGGTGTCATCCTCGCGCTCAATTATCCCCTCAGGAACCTGTATCTTAATTCTATATAGCTCAGACATTTGCCACCTCTTGTTCTAAAGCCCTCATAATTTCATGCTCAATACGTGGGGCGTAAACTCTCGCTGCCGTGTCTACATTCAACCAGCCACTCGCAATGTGCTGTGCAGTTTGCTTAGAACCCTGCACCAATTGTGCATAACTGGCATTATTGCCAATTACCGCAGTCCACCCAGTATTACGCATCTCAATTGCCCAGCGCGACCCGAGCTTTTCACTTCCCGGTCCCCCGCGCTTATATGGCACGGTGATATCTCCACGCTTCAAATGATAAAAGAAGCCTTTCCTCACCCGCTCATTCGAACGGATAAGCGGGTTAGCCATTGGGTATTTTCGCGGATATTCCCGCAACTTACCTTGAAGAAAGCGCGCTTGATTAGCTATTACAGCTTTTACCCGCGTCATCTGCTCAAGCTTCGTCAGCTTAGCAATCAACTCCTCAGCGCCTTCGACACGAATGCTTACTTCCAATTATCTGCTTACCTTCTTTGGCTCATAAGCGGCTCCGCACCTGCATCGAGGATGCAGAGGAGGAAAAACGCCATCAGTAATTGGCCTCTTGTGGCGCGGGCCGCAAATCGGGCAAACCATTTCATCATTAGCAGTCAGCCAAATTGGTACTAACTCAATGCCAGTTTCTTTTGTCATTTGCTCAACCGCTGCACGCTCCCCTTCAACAACCGCCCTTGTTGTTTCCGTTGTAGCAATCATTTCAGCCCGTCTTGGCGAATGCCAGCGTTCCAGATGCCGCGTTAAATCCTCAATCGTCCAATTCTCGGTGAAAAAGCGCGGAACTGTTTCATTCACGCCCTCATAAGTTGTTTGAAACATCTTTTGTAATAAGTCAGATAAATTCGTCCTCGCCCAATTAGCAGCTGTATTATTCGCAAGCCCCCAGTCAATCCCTATACCAATCCCGTCAGCTAAATCCATTGCCGCGTCAATGTAAGTATCAACCAGAATTGGCTCAACGTCCTTTTGAATATCCTTCCAGCCGCCCTGCCAGTATTCAGGCGGTACGTTCGCTAAGTTAGGTGGATCACCTAAATAATTGAGCAATTTATCAAGCTCAACGCGCAAGTCCTTACTCAGCACCCGCGCTAATTTACGCTCAATCTCATAGCGGTCAATCATGGATAACCTCTCCATGCTATTACTTGGTCAAAAACCCGCCTCACATCCTCAACCGACTTCGCACTTTCCAAAGCCCCGCTTATCGCGCCGTGCAAGCTTGGCTCAATTATACTCGTCTCAAACTCGCGCAATCCCTTGCCTTCTTTAATCCGCTTTTCAGCCATACGCTGCCATCGCCGCAGTTCAGCTTCCTGTTCATCAACCTGTTCTGGTTCGCGCTCATCCAGCTGCTCTTGACGCGCATTCAGCATCGCCGCTTGTTCATCAGTCAATGTGTAACCGGCCAAATCCAGCGCAAGCTCAATTGGCAGCCCAGCAAGTACCAGCTTATTCAGCAGCTCAGCTCTATCTCCTTCATCCTCTTGGAATATATCCAATTCCTCAAACTTAAATTCCAGCCGCATACCATCACGAGCGAGTAACTGCGTATTCAGAGCATCCTCAAACATCCGTGCTCTCGGCTTGATGGTATCCTCATAAAACGATAAGCGATCTTCCTGTGCGGTTGCATAATTAGCCGCCTCGCTATCCAGCAGCGTCTGCTTTATACCAAACGCCATTGCAATATTCTTTTTGGCTATTGTGTCCAGTTCCGGGAATGCCAAGTCTTTCAGCGGCGGCGTGAGAGTGGTAGCTGTAATTGAACCTGCACGCATTCCCACAACACGAAAGGCGTTCTTAATTGCTGTTGCAGACCTTTTGAACCAATTCTGAACGCGCTCAATTTCGTTCCGGTCATTCGTGTCAATGCCTAAAAGCGTTACCGGCATCGCCCCGCCCTCAAAATACATCTCGGGGAATTTGCTTATCGCATAAAGCAATTTAGCATCTATCTTGGAAGCAATACCAGCACCTACGCCCGGCAATATATCCTGTGACGGGTCATACTCGCTGATGTAAACCATCTCATACTTGCCAGCGTTCAAGTCATTAGCCCAGCTTGCCCCGCTGCTATTCTGCTTGAATGTGATAATGCCCTTGTCATACTTTACCGTGATGTCAAACGGATTCCGATATCTCACATCCTTGCGATAACCAGTCTTGTTAGTGATAATTTCACCAAACGCCGCACCTGCTAACAAGCATGAGGCTTCCCAGCGCCATAGCAATTCACCTAATTTAGTCGGATACGGCCACTCGACTTCTTTATCTTCGCCCTTGTAGAT